CCCCAAAGAAACGGCGCCCCAACCTGTTGATACCGCCCTCGATCCACGATCGCACGAGCGACAGCAACTGCGTCGTCCGGGTGTACTCTCCCTGGGTAGTCCTCCTTGGCCTCATCAGCCTTGAACCGGCTCAACACACTCGTGACCACCGGCTCCTTCTCCTTGGCGATGACATTCAGCCAGCCAGCTTTCCGTGCCTGCTCGGCCGGAAGCTCTGCCGCTGTCGGTGCCACTTGGACGGACCACAGCCTCATGCAGGCTTTGGCGGCGACGTTGGCGCACACCACCCGCAGGAAATCACCATCCCGCCTGACGGACCATCGAGCATCGAGGCATCGAAGGCCATCACCAGCGGTGAAGAACTCCACCGACTCGCAGCCATCGGTAACCGATCTGCGACCCGCCGTTTGGAGCCCTCCCTCAAGCCTAACAGGCACATACGTGGCGCGGGATCCCCAACGCTGGAAGTTGGGCACCGTTGCACTCACATACGTGGGCCGGCTCATGAGGCGATTGAGACACGTACCGCGAATTGCCTGGGTGATCAGGCGTGCGGCCGAGGGTGCCTCTCCATCACTTGCCAGCTGGCTAGTAAACCAACCACCTGCCCACTCGACCCGAAGGCCCATGGGCGGCGGCTGGATTCCCCAATAGGTCCCATTGGACCGTACTTCAGCCTCCTCCTGTACAGGAGGCGTTTCTGGGGGGCCCCTGAAAGGATCGTCCGGATCCTCTCCATCCAGGGTGTCAGGCCATTCACTAGGCCCGACGGGACACTCGAAATGCTCGACTACAGTGAAATCCTCAACTGTCAGTGCTTCGAGCAAAGCTGCGTCTCCTTGCAGCGGCACCACGCCCGCCTGCGGCAGAGCCCGGTACTTGAGAGCCACGAACTCACCATCGTCAGACTCCTCAAGCACTGGTCGAGGTCCGTTGGCTCCTCCCGGCACAACATCGACCATCTCCGAAAGATAATCGAGCATAGCCGCATCTGCCAACGCCTGCCGACCCCACGCGCCACCCCTCCGATGGCACTCTCTTGGAACCCGGCCGGCCTTCCCACCTGGCCCGCGGTCCCCCTGACCCCGCCTGGATCCTCCACGGCAGGGCCCGGTGGCCACTTCGGACTGCACACCGCCGTCCAGCACAAAGACTGGTGCGCTGCCCCGTGTGGCCTGCTCCCCCAGGATCACAATCCCGTCCTCAACGGCGATGGGCAGACGCATGATCTGCTCATCGCGGAGAACCGCGAACTGGTTCGCCGGGGTCTTCTGAGGGGCCGCGGGTGGACGCTCCCTCTCAGGAGAGGACCGGCGCGCGGGCGCCGCTTCCTCAGCCACCAGGTCGATCTTCACTTCGGCCGGCAGCTCCACATGGGGTTTACGGGCAACACGAAAGGGCAACGCATGCTTCATGCCATTGCCCGCCGGTACAATCACCACCGAGTGTTCCCGATTGCCTTCCCCAAAACAAATCCCCTCGCCCAACGTCCCCCATTGCGTGAGGATGTACACAACCACACGCTTCCGAGTCATCCGTGCGTACTCCCCGTACAGCCCGTACAACTCCGGAATAGTGGGAGTCGTCCACACCCTCCTGAAGAATCGGAGGTCATCACCTTCCTCGTGGCCCGCGAGGAGCGCCCAGTAAGCGCAACCAAGCACGGCTCCAGCGTGTGAGTCCAACAGAGACTGCATCTCACTCGCTGCGCGCTTGGTCGCGTACATCGGCTCACTCTCAAGCCCCTTTGCCCAGCCGTACCCGAGCCACGCTCGCTCATACGCCGGATTCCGGCAGTGACCACTTCGCTCCTTCCCCGACCGACTTGGACCCTTCTTGGCCTTGTCCCTAACGACTTGCGCCTTCCGGTCTTCGTCGGTCTTCTCCTCTGGCTTCGGCAGCGAGCCAGGGCCTGTCTTGGGCACCCATCTTGGTGCACCAACCTTGCCCTCCTCCTGCCATCCTTCGCCGGGGGTGTATCCCGGATTTCCGCCCAGTGCCACTGAAGGCCCC